AGAAGAATTAATGCGAATGTTTACCCAAAGTGATCGCATGGTAAGATTTGAAGCAACACAACCAGAAGATACAAAGTTTGCAGAGAGTATTTCAAACTATTGTAACCATATTTTTAATAAAGATAATGATGGTTTCAATATTTTATATGATTTATTCAAAACGGCTTTACTTCAAAAGAATGGTTTTTGCAAAATCTATTGGAATCCAAGCAAAGAACAGAGAAAAGAGCAATATCAAGACCTCACTGAAATTGAATACAATTCACTACTCCTTGATACAGAGGTTGAGATAGTCAATGTTGATGAAAAATCATCTGACGATGCTCTTTTCCCTGTCAAATATGATGTTGAAATTAAAAGAATATCAGATTTTGGCAGAGTAAAGATAGAAAGTGTACCACCAGAAGATATTTTGGTGTCTAAAAGAGCAACTTCGATGAAAGATTGCAATTTTATAGCTCATAGAGTTTATAAAACGAGATCTGAATTGATAAACATGGGTTATGATGCAGAAATTGTTAACGATTTACCTGTATCTGACGAAGAAGTGTTCAATACGGAAGCTGTTACTAGAAGAAGTTACGATGATGCGTCAACAGATTTGAATGTAAGCACATTAGATCCTTCACAAGCCGTAGTTAATGTAACCGAATGCTATCTAAAAGTTGATATGGATGGCGATGGCATTGCTGAACTGAGAAAAGTTACTGTTGGTGGCAACGGATACAACAATTACAAGCTGCTAGAGAACGAAGAAATACCTTTTATGCCAATAACAATGGTACGAGCTATTCCTATGCCGTATCGTTTCTTTGGATTAAGTTTTTACGATCTTATTGCTGACATCCAGGCAGTATCATCAACAATTTTACGAAATACACTCGATAATATGTATTTCCAAAACCACGCAAGAACTCTTGTCGTGGATGGTCAAGCAAATTTAGATGATTTATTAACTTCACGAGCAGGTGGAGTTGTAAGAGTTAAATCACCAAATGCTGTAACACCAATGCAAACACCAAACTTCTTAAATGAAGGTTTGGCGATGCTTAAAAAGATTGATGAAATCAAAGAGTCAAGAACTGGAGTAGCAAAACAGCAAATGGGATTAAATGCCGATACAATAAATAAATCACACACAACGGCTACATCAACAAATCAAATGATGATGGCTCAAACACAACGTATCGAACTCATTGCAAGAAACTTTGCTGAAGGTGTCAAAGATATTTTCAGATGTATTTTTGCCGTTGTTTGTGAATACCAGGATAGTGAAAGATTAGTAAAAATAAATAATGATTTTATTCCAATGAATCCTCGTGAATGGTTTAATCGTTATGATGTTACGGTGCAAGTTGGACTTGGAACTGGTAATCAGGATCAACGATTAAATGTTTTAGCACGAGTTCTAGCGGTGCAAGAAAAGATGATTGCACAAGGCGGTTTGAATATGGTGAGTCCGCAAAATATATACAATACTCTTGAACAATATTTACAAAACTCAGGTTATAAAGATGCTTCACCATTCTTCAATAATCCTGCTACTGTTCCACCACAACCAAGACAGCCAAAAGTTGATCCGTTGACGGTGGCACAGCAGGAACTAGCACTACGATCACAAAAAGATGCAGCAGAATTAGATTTAGCAAACAAAAAATTACAAATTGATTCTACATTAAAAGCAAAGAAACTAGATTTAGACGAACAAAAACTAGCATCACAGTTAATAAAAGATAACGATAATTTGGATATGGAAAAAGAAAAACTAGCAGCTAAAATTATACAGCAAGGATTGAACTAATGGCATTCATGCAATCGCAAAAAGCACAACAGATAATTGCAGATTATCTTGATAAGCCATATCAAACTCCTCCTGCGATAAATCCTATATTTGATTTACGAGAGCCAGGTCAAGATTTCCCTCCACTCAATCCACCAGTACAAACTGATCCAATTGTTGATCCTTGTCCTCCTGGTTATCAACTAATTGATGGAGTTTGTCAGCCAATAGATCAATTTGGTGGTGATATGCCAAATGAAGTTACAGGTGGTGGCGGTGATGAAGTTGAAGAAAGACCATATTTTTCTATTGATGCCATGCGTGATTTATCTGATGAAAAACTTATAGATTATTTATCTTCGGGTTTTTTAACAAATAGTGGTATGTTGGGTTATCTTCCTAGCAGAGGTGGTCAGGTAACATTTAAAGATACTTTACCAAATTTAGGAGCAACTCTTTTACAATTTCCATTTGGTAATCAAAATCAATTAAGAAAAGATGCAATGGAAAATGAATTAATGCGTAGAGGTTTCTTTACTGGTCAGTTTGATGAAAACTTAAATAGAATTTATGATATACAAAGTGAGCCAGATAAAAGTATTTTATTTCAACCAAGAGCTGATACCAACGAAGCTGATGTAACGTATGGCGGTAATCAAAATATTATTACAGATGCAGGTGGTAGTTATGGAGGTGGTGAAGATTTTGGATCACCATTTACAAGCGATTATCAAGGTGGTTATCAAGGTAATGTGGTTGTCAATAATCAGCAAATACAAAACGAAAGAGATAGAATAGAGCAAGTTGTTAAAGATATGCAATCAGGTAAAAAAACAACCTTTGGAGGACTTTAATTGACTCCTGAACAAGAAAAACAACGAACTGAATTAGCAAAAAATGTATTAGACAATCCTGTATTTCAGGATGCAATTAAACAAATAAAACAAGAATTATATGGTGAGTTTTTAAATTCACCTGCACGAGATTCCGAAGGTAGAGAAAAAATTTATCTCATGGGTAAAATGTTTGATCTACTTTTAGTGAACATCAAGTCTGTGATGGAAACAGGCAAACTAAATAAAAAATAATAGGAGTTTTTATGACAGACAATCCGCAAGCGGAATCTGTATCTAAACCAACCAATTCGATACAGGAAACACAAGAGGCATTCGCCAACCTTATTAATACTGCAAGGAGCGAACAGCCAAAACCAGAAGTAAAAGAAACTGAACAAGTCAACCTGGAAGCAGATAATGAATTGTCAGTAGATGATATTTCTGATGAAAATTTAGTTGATAACGAAGAAACCACTACGGAAAACGAACAAGAACTATTTGATATTACCATCAATGGTAAAACTCAAAAAGTCAACTTAGATGAGTTGAAGGAAGGTTACTCTAAAGGATCGGACTATACCAGAAAGACGATGGAACTTAGTGAACAACGAAAAATATTAGATTCAGAGTTAGACACTATTTCCAAAGACAAAGAAGCAGTAAAAAAAATGCGTGATGATTACATGAACAAGCTTCAAGTAGTCGAGCAAAATTTACAAACAGAAGAAGATATTGATTGGGTTGCTTTAGCTCAATCAGATCCTACAGACTATGCTGTTAAGAAAGCTGAATTTGATCGCAAAAAAGAATTGCAACAACAAATACAGCAAGAGAAACAGAAGTTAGCACAGGAACAACGAAAAGAACAGGAACAGATTTATCAAAATCATATCCAAAATGAACGAGGAAAGCTTATTGAACTAATGCCGATATTCGGTGATGAACAAAAAGCTCCAAAGTTGATGAAGGATATTGGTGAATTTGCCATGAAGCAAGGTTACACAGAGCAGGAAGTCAACATGGTTGTTGATCACCGAGCAGTAAAGACTTTGCATGATGCAATGAAATACAATCAACTTTTAGAAAAAAAGGGATTGCGTGATAAAAAAATAAAACCTGTTAATCGTGTTGTATCTTCGGAAGGTAAAAACAATACTCGATCTCCTGATAAGCAAATGCGTGTGAATGATCGCATGAAACAATTGAAAAAATCAGGTAATGTGAAAGATGCACAAAAGGTGTTGTCTGCCATGTTATCAAACAATTAATCGGAGGTTACGATGGCTCAACCGAGCAACACATTTGACACCTATGATGCTGTAGGTATAAGAGAAGATTTAGCGGATGTAATTTATAATATTTCTCCCACTGAAACGCCTTTTATGACGAATGCCGCAAAGGGTCAAGCTACCAATACTTTACATGAATGGCAGACAGACGGATTAAGAGCTGCTGCAAACAACTTTCAAATAGAAGGTGATGATTACGGAGGAACGGCAATCATTCCTACGGATAGACTAAATAATAGAACACAAATATCAGCAGAAGCAATTATCATATCTGGTACAGATAGATCAGTTGACAATGCAGGTAGAGGTGATGAACTTGCTTATCAATTAGCGAAAGTCGGCAAATCTTTAAAAAGAGATATGGAAGTCGGCATGGTCGGAGTTGAACAAGCAAAAGTAACAGGATCAAGTTCGGCTGCAAGAAAATCTGCATCTGTCGGAACATGGTATGGCGGTAAAATCGCAGGTACAGGTTCAGGTGGAACAAATGCTTTAAACTTTTCTACAAATGGATCACCATCAGCTTCCCCTGCTGGAACTGGTGCAACTGCTATTAACGGTGGTTCAGGTCGAACATATACAGAAGCTTTACTAAAAGCTGGTTTACAAAAATCATACGAGTTAGGTGGAAACCCTGACACCGTATTGATGAGTCCTGGTAATAAAGTAATAGCTTCAGGTTTTTCAGGAGTCGCTACACAATACAAAAACGCAGACGATATGACAGTTATCGGTGCGGTAGATGTATATGTATCAGACTTTGGAGAAGTGAGTTTTATTCCTGATAGACACTCT